GAATTGGAACCCTGCTCCTACTATCGCAGAAGTTTTATCAGAGGTACCTGATCCTGGTCATATGAATAGTTTTACTAAAACAGAGGCTGAATTAGTTTCTCAGTGCGGTCAAGGAGAACAGTTAAGAACGGTGTGGGAAAAGTTAAATCCACCTGAAACTTGGCAACGATCTGAAAAAGGAAGAAGAGGAGTTAAAGGTAGACCTCAATTTATGAAATGGAGATTAAGAGATAATAAGCCTGCAGGCGTTATTGCAGGAGGGTTTTATATTCACCCTACGGAAGATAGATTACTAGGCCATAAAGAATTGGCTCACTTCTCTGGTTATCCACAAGACTATAAATGGGCAGGTCCTCCGTCTGGTTGGGGATCATTAATCGCACGATCAGTAATGCCACCAGTTGGTGAGTTCGTTGCGAGAGTAGTAAAAAATTCAATCACTTCAAATGAAGAAGCGAAAGAGGATGTACAGCTAGTGGATTATACAAAGCCACCGGCTATGGAGGATTTATTTGCATGAGCCAATATAAAGATATTGATGCTTTTCATAAAAAGTTTAAATTTAATCAAGGTAAAGGAATTAAGTCAATGAACTATAACTTCGGTAATTGGCGTGTTGACTTTCTTATGGAAGAAATTGCTGAATTAACCGATGCTTTAGATAATAAAGATGATGTAGAAATACTAGATGCTTTAGTTGATATCTGCTATGTAGCTATGGGAACAGCATGGTTAATGGGTTTACCATTTGAGAAAGCATGGAAAGAAGTACAACGATCTAATATGGAAAAGATTAGACAAGCTAGTGATCGATCTGAATTTGACGTAGTTAAGCCTGAAGGTTGGAAGAAACCTGATATAAAAGGAATCGTTAAGAAATGGCAAAAGTCTTAGTTACAGGGTTCACTGCTAAAGGAATTGGTAGTGGAGATAATAAATTAAATATCGCAACAAGTGCGAATCTACTTCCGAAAGCACTAAAACTAGCAGGTCATGAAGTAATTCAAAAACCAATTATACCAGGCGATGATGTATCGGAATACGATCATGTATTCGTCTTTATGTTTCCCCCTAATAGTTTACCAAGTGCTTATACTTATGGTGCGATGTACACTTTAGCTAAAAGACCAGATGCTATCTGTGCTCTTGACGATTGGCAAACGAAAGATGTTCCTTCTGGCTTCGCTACATTTGCAAGAGAAGGCCATTGGCGTTTATGGAAAACACATACAAAGTCTGGTGCTCCTATGAAGAAACGGTACTACGATCAAGCACTTGACTATAAACAAGAATTAAACGACCTATGCACTACAATGGGATTTGAAGAATGGCCATATAGATGTCTTGCACCAGTGTATAGAACTGGTAATATTGAAGCATTAGGTATAAAAGCGAAAGAATTAATTTCATGGGATCCGACTCCTATTTGCGATTCCTACATGGAAACGCCTACAGATCTATTTAGTATTGATCAGCAGGTTGACGTTAAAACTAAGGAAAAGAAATGGGTCTATGCTTCTCTTATTCAAAAGCCGGGTTGGTTAGAAAAAACACATGGTGAATGGGAAGTACAAGCTTATGGTAATAAAAACTTAGGACAAGAAAGAATTAGTGAACATGAACTGTATAAAATATATCAGAAATCATGGGGAGTATTAGTACCACCTCATTATCACACTTTAAAAAAGAGTGGTTGGTGGAGAGTAAGATATGGTATGATTAGAGATGCTGAATGTATTACTGTAGGAGATCCTACGGAACTATCAATCTTTTTTGAAGATAGGGTTAAATCTAGAAAAGCAATCGAATTAATGAGTGATAGTGAATTAAAAGATTATCGAGACAAGCAACTATTAGATTACGAAGATATATTCTGGTCTAAAGAGGAAGTAAAAAACTTTATAATAGATTTACTATGAACGGAATATTAATTGTAGAAGGGCCAGATGGTGCTGGTAAAACTACATTAATAAATCAACTTAGAGAACATTGGTTATTTAAAACTCGCTATATGCATCTTCGAGTGCATAAAGAAATGGAAAAGTGGCATTGCGCTACTGCGAGAAGAGCCATTCGATTATCAAAAGATTATCTTGTCATACTTGATAGACATTGGCCTAGTGAACAAATCTATTCTTATGAACGATCACCTGGTCCAAGCTACGACCCTACGAATATGGTTGATTGGCTAAAGAGTCATGGAGCAATCTATATATGGGCTATACCAGAAGATTACGAAAGATTGATTGAAGAACATAAGACTAGAAGAGAAGAAAGACACGAAGAGTATCACGATATAACGAAAGTTGTTAAAAGATATTACGATCATTGGTACGGTACTTATGAAGGGCCAGATAATTATTTAAAGAAGATACAACCATTAAATAAAAGAGATGACTTCATACGATACGATCGGTTTACTGATAAAGATATTTTAGATAAAATAATAGATAGATTAAGACCATAGAAAGGAAGAAAGAAATGATTAGTGAAAAAATAAAACAGATTGAAGCTGTAGTTAAAGATACAGAACTATACTTATCAAAGATTGATAAGGAATCTTCAGATCTAAATACCATTACACATGATCTTATCGGGTTACACGTAAAAGTAAGTAATCTTATAGATGAACTTGTTAAGCTTAAAAAGGAGAAAGCGTAATGCCTATGAATCATGCTAATGAAGTCTATCGCAATCTACTTGATGAAGTAGAAGATAGAGGATTCGGAGCAGACCCTCGTGGTATGTTTACGAAAGAGATTATCGGACATACGACTAGATGTGATATGAAATCACCTATCGTTACGATACCAGAAAGAGAACTTGGATATAAGTTCATGTTCGCTGAAGCACACTGGATATTATCAGGTGATAATCGAGTATCTACAATTAAACCTTACTCTAATGTTATTAAAAGATTTAGTGATGACGGAGTATTTTATTTCGGAGCCTACGGCCCTAAGATCGTAGATCAATTACCTTATATCTGTAAAGCTTTAAATGACGATATAACGACACGTCAAGCTTGTATTAATATATGGAGAGAGAAACCACCTGTATCGAGAGATATACCTTGCACGTTATCTTTACAGTTCTTAGTTCGCAGAGATACTTTATATGTTATTTCTAATATGAGAAGTAATGATATATGGCTCGGTTGGCCTTACGATAACTTTAACTTTAGTATGATCGGCTTATCAGTCTGTCTCTTAATGAGAGAAATGTATAATAAGAAACTTGAATTAGGAATGCTTATTAATAATGCTGGTAGTAGACATCTTTATAAAGAGAATTTTAAACAAGCTTATAAAGTTATGGATTCTAAAGAAATAGGAAAATCTTACGAAACTATTAGGCCTGAAAGATTTACTAGTTTTGAGGATTTAAAAAACGAATTAAACATCTATAAAGATAATCCTAATGAGTTTTTTAGCGCATAGACCTTCGAAAGATGAATACTTTATGGATATGGCACTTCTCGTATCAGAGAGAAGTACATGTCTTAGAAGAAAAGTTGGTGCTGTTTTAATTAATAAAAGAAAACATGTTCTTGCTACAGGATATAACGGTGTGGCATCAGGACAACCTCATTGCTTAGATATACCATGCATCGGTGCTAACTCACCATCAGGAACTGATTTAGATTTATGCGAAGCTGTTCATGCGGAACAGAACGCATTACTTCAGTGTAGAAATGTGTTTGAAATCGATACTTGCTACGTTACAGTATCTCCTTGCATGACGTGTACTAAGTTATTATTAAATACGAGTTGTCAGACAATTGTCTTTGAAGAAGATTACGTTGATCAGAAAGCAAGATTATTATGGGAAAGACACGATAGAAAGTGGGTAAGGATTGACGGATCTTTTCAAACCCACTAGCAATTGGACACCTCCTACAATACTCCCTGATCTTTCACCCTCTAAGATAATCGGAGTTGACTTAGAAACATTCGACCCAGGTTTAAAGAAGTATGGACCTGGAAGCATCAGAAAAGATGGTCACGTTGCAGGAATTAGTGTAGCAGGAGATAATGATAAAGGTTATTACTTTCCTATCGCACATCAAGATGGTGGCAATCTTCCTAAACCTTTAATTGTAAATTACTTAAAAGAATTACTTGCAACTGATACTCCGAAAGTATTTGCGAATGCTTTATACGATCTAGAATGGCTACACAACTTAGGAATTAAAGTTAATGGTAAATGCTATGACGTTCAGTTATTAGAACATCTTATAGATGAGAATCAGAAAGATTATTCATTACAAGCTTTAGGAAAGAAGTATGTCGGTGATGGTAAAGACGAAACTTTATTAACTGACGCTGTTCGAGCACACTTCGGAAAGAAAGATGTTAAGGGAAATATATGGCGCCTTCATAGTAGTTATGTAGGACCGTATGCTGAACAGGATGCGATACTTCCTGTAAAGATTATTCGAAAACAGTTTAAAGAAATTAAAAAACAAGAACTAGAAAAAATTGTAAAACTAGAAACAAACTTAACTCCAATGCTCTTAGCTATGAGAGTACAGGGAGTAAATGTAGATCTAGATAACGCAGAAAAAGTATCGAAAAGATTAGAACTACAAGAACATGAAGCACAGGATATTTTAAACAAGAAATCAGGAATAGATTGTAACGTATGGGCAAATGAAAGTTTAGGAAGAGCCTACGATAATTGTAGTATTCCTTATGGTCGAACTCCTACAGGGAAGCCTAGCTTTACTCAAACGTTTCTTGATCAAGCTGAAGATGAACTATCAAGCTTAGTGTTAAAAGTCAGAAAACTTAATAAGCTACGCACGACATTTATTCATGGTATGATTTTAGAAAAACATGTAAACGGAAGAGTACATTGTCAGTTTAATGCGAGAGGAGCTGTTACAGGGAGATTTAGTTCAAGTAACCCGAATCTACAGCAAGTGCCTGCTCGTGATGAAGAACTGTCTAAATTAATACGAGGCCTCTTCTTGCCTGAAGAAAATGAAAAATGGTATTGTATTGACTACGCACAACAAGAACCGAGATTATTAGTTCACTTTGCATCAAGATTAAAATTACCAGAGAGTGTTACTGCGTTATCAGCTTATAAGACTGATGAAAAAACTGACTTTCATACGATGGTCGCTTCGATGGCAGGAATAAAAAGAAAGCAAGCTAAGACGATTAACTTAGGACTATTTTATGGTATGGGTAAAAAGAAATTAGCTAGTCAGTTAGGATTAGAATATGAAGAAGCAGAAAAACTATTTAAGAAATATCATACACGTGTTCCTTTCGTGAGAGGACTGTACGATAGAATGTTAAACTATGCGAGTAAGAAAGGATTCGTTCCTACACTACTCGGTCGTAAACGACACTTCGATCTATGGGAAGATGCTACTGACTTCGGAAGCATGGGTCATCCACTAGAACGAGCAAAAGAAATTTATAAAGGAAAACCGTTAAGACGTGCCTATACTCATAAAGCATTGAATTCTTTAATACAAGGAAGTGCTGCTGACGTAACGAAAGCGGCCATGTTAAAAGTCTATGAAGCAGGATTATTAACGCCTTTATTAACAGTTCATGATGAACTCGATTTCTCGATACCGCAAGATAATAAGGGTTTAGAGCAGTTGAAAGAGATCGTGCATGAAATGAAGAACTGCGTTGACCTGGATCTACCTCTTCAGGTTGACGTAGAATCAGGAAACGATTGGGGTAATATTGAGTGAAGCTAATCTGTGGAATCTTGTTCGTAAGCATCTTGACGATTTCTTTTTACAGCGTATTGAAACTGCCATTGAGCGAGGAATCCCTGATTTATTTTACTGTTCCCCCATGGGCGTTTCCGGTTGGATAGAAGGTAAATACGCCGATAAACCAGTTCGAGAAACATCGAAAGTAAGACTCAAAGTATCAGTAGAACAGATGGCGTGGCATCGCTCCTTTTCTCGATTTAAAGGGCGTGTCTATATCTTAGCTAAAGTTAGTAAGGAAATCTATTTATACCGGCCAGAAATGGCTGAAAAGCTGATTTCTGGCGTAGTTTATACCGATTTAAAGGAATTATCCATAGCTTCCGATTGGGATTCAATAAAAAAGGCCCTCTCCGAAGAGAAGGCCTAAAAGGAGTGATCACATCTTATTGTTATAATCTAGGAGGACTATATGAACAAGAATGAACTTTATTGTACTCAAATTTAAGATAATTGCGACAAAATTCTTTTCTTCGTATATAATAAATTTAAGATAAAGAAAGGAGAATCCAATGGCCGATATTGAAGCTATTAAAAAGAAGATCGCAAAATTACTTGCGATGGCTAACGATTCAGGTGCTTCCGAAGCTGAAGCGCAGATGGCTTTTGAAAAAGCACAGGAGTATCTTGCGGAATATAATTTAAACGCAGAAGATGTTACTAACGATTTAGAACATGAAGATATTACTGACGAAGCTTTTACAGAGCAAGTAAGAGAGAACTGGCAGATTAGTTTACGAACTGCTACTGCTCGTCTTTATTTTTGTAAATACTATTATAGTACAGGAGTGTTAGACGAGAACTACAAGAAAGCTACGGAACATAACTATGTAGGGAGACCGCATAATATAGCGGTCGCAAAGTCGATGGTTTCTTATCTTATTAATACAATAAAGAAACTAGGAGAAGAACACGTAGCACCGATACCTGGCGATAAACGTACACTTAATGGTATTCGAAGAAACTTTGAATTAGGTTGTGCTTCGAAAGTTACATCGAGAGTAAACGAAAGATACCGAGAGATTGAATCACAAGATCCCGGCCACTATCAAATCGCAGGAGAGAAAAGTAATCTTCCTGCTCTTTATAAATCAGAGTTAGCTTTATGCCAAGATCATTTAAAGAATCAAGGTATTCATCTTACTACTTCGAGAACAAAACGTAACGTTACAAATGGTGCGGCATATTCACGAGGTAGAACAGCGGGTGAAAAAGTATCGCTGAATACACAGTTGAATAAAGGTAGTTCTCGTTATATGTTAGGAAATGGCTGATTTTAATTTAGCAGAGAGTTGTGATATCGTTCATGTCATCTGGTGGGATGCGTTTGATGCATTAGGAGCCGGGTGGCATGAATGGGAAGATATCGATAAAAAGGCAGTTCTCGCTAAATGCAATAGTGTTGGCTATTTATATAAAGATGACGAGGATAAGATCGTGTTAGTAGGAGATGAAACCGGAGAGTTTGGTTCAAGAATCACGGTCATCCCGAAAGCATGGACGATAGAAATTAAGACAATTAAAAAAGCAAAGAGATGAGACAGACATTTCCATATCGTGTTAAGATTTACTATGAACAAAATGGTAAGTTAAAAACCATTGAGTTACTAGAATATGACGATCTTGAATACAGTAATATTGGAAAAATAATGCAGAGATTAGAAGATAAACTAGGATCGGATGTTATTAAAAACATCTTAGTAACGCCCGATGTCCCTAATCTTACGACTTTCGGTCGTCAAACTTCACTAACGATTCATTAACTGTTTAGACTGTTTCATCTCGTATTTATACTTTAGAATATAGAAAGGAATAACAAAGATGAAAATAAGATATGCACAGCGCACTCTATTAGAGTTTATTAATCAATGGAGTTTACAGCACCATAATCATGGCTACGATCAGTCTTGCTTTAGTGATTTAGATATGGATATGAACTTTCCTGTAAAAGAAATTAAAGAGGTAAAGAATCGAGAAGATGTAAAGTTCGTTACATTTTTACTTGATGATGAAGGAAAACATGCGAATCTTTATATGAGAGACACTGATTTAAATGCTCTTCCGATCTTTGATACAGGGGAAAGTATCACACTTCACTAATTAATGAAATGGTTTTTGGTAGGATGGATTTGTTTAGGAGCAGGGGTTGATCAGAAATGTGTGCGTATGGCATCTGAAGTTATCCACGAATCATATAACGAATGTAATGAATACTTCAAGGTAATCAAAGAAGATTTTTCTGATGTAGAAAACCTTGCGTGGAAATTTACTTGCGTTGAAGCAGGGTTGATCGAAGATGTTTTATAGTGTGCGTCTGATGAAGTTAGGAAGAGTGCCTTCTTCTAGATACCAAGCATAGGCAGCTTGCCAGTCTTTCTTGTATTCAGCCTTTAGGAAGTCCTTTAATTCTTCTTCTTTTTGGTCCTCACTTTTAAAAAAGTTTAGAAAGTGATTCATTGATCGTTTGGTTAAATTAAACATATTATTTCTCCTTATGTGATTCTTATATTGAGGTTGATCGCTAAAGAAAATTGTTTATTTTGCACAGCAGGTATATTACTTTTGAATTGGCGGCATTTAGATTAACAATTAAAATCCGTGTATATATAGCAAAAAATCACTAGTTATCTATCCTCGACTAGTATAGTGCCGCCACTTAAAGATTCTTGTTTCACATTCTTTAAATAAAATTTATTATAAATAAAAAGGAGAAAGTAATGACGAATAAAAAAGCAGTGTACGTTATACAAGCAGACGATCAAGAAATTCCTAAGGCTATCGGTGAGAAAAAACCCGATCTAAAGGAACTTCAAGCACACGTTGGTGGTTATATCGAAATACTACCAGGTCGTATGAACGGTCGCTCTGTTTCATTAGTAATAAATGAAGAGGGTAAACTTTACGGAATGCCTCCGAATAAACTAGCTACGAAGATGTGGCACGACTATTATGTATGGAAGTATAAGACAGATCCCGCAGACTTAGGAGATGTTATCGCTGGCCCTACTGTCGTATTAGAAGGTTATCGTCTATGACGGGTAAGGAAAAAGCTTTAAGTGTGGCGAGAGAATATCTCGCTACACACATCACTAATTCCATGTCAGACGTTCATCAGTTCGATCAAGGAATCACAATCGGGTGGGCTGATGGCGAATCGCTTTATTATTTTCGCAGAGGAACGGAGACATCATGGGGTGGTGCGAAAGATATTATTCCATGGCTCGATGCTTTAGAAGATCAACTCATCATCTCTATGTTCTGTAGCGTGTTTAGAGATTGGGATTTAAACACTTTCGAAATATTCGAAGAGGTTATTAATCGTGTGAAAGATTGGAGAGTGTAATGGCTAACGTATATGGAGGTGTTCGCTATAACCAGAAGCCAACGGGTATGGCGAAAGTAAAAAGAAAAGCAAAAAAGAAAAAGAGGAAAAAGAAACATGGCAACAAATAGAAAAGATTATATGGTCTCCTATATGCGAGGCTATATGAAAAACAAAAAAGTATATTACCTCAATGACATCACGGATGCTTGTATGGAAAAGATTGTATACCATTGGCAACGCCGTGCAGAGAAGGAAGGAATTGTAGGTAAGATTACAAAGAACTTAATATTAAATCACATCGTGCAAGATTATATGAAGAAATCGGTTCCTAATGGTACGGAATTTCTTTATAATAAAATAAAGGAGAAAGAAGATGCGAAAAGTAGAGATCAAGACAGTTGAGTCAGTCGATACGAAACTGATTATCAACCAACTCGAAGGTATCTTTCGTGCTCATGTAAATATTAGCACGGAGATGAATATGCTTCGAAACTCATTGAACAAGATCATGTCGAATATTTATAAGGAGGTAGAGATTGGCGATAATAAAGAGAATACACATCAATCAGCAGATCATTCGCAGAAATCGTAAGACAGGGGAACGAGAGCCTTGCATCACGATTAAAGCGAGAGGTCGATCTATCTATGCTCAGAACGTAGATATCATGGGCGAATCGGAAGTCATTTATTCACCCGATAAGCCTTTAGATTGCGGCGCTCAAGTATGGGTAGAAACGAAAGCACCCGTCTGGTATTTACCACCAGGCTATAAAAGCATGGTACAGTTAGCAGAGAAAGGAGAAAGTGATCATGTATAAATATACGCATATAGCAGATGTACTTATAAGTAAGTACGGTTGGGATCGAGTCCCGTGGTTTAAGAGTTGGAGGGAGGTCTACATTGTCAGACGAGTATAGCAAATATAGAAATATCGAGCATTGGGTCACTGATACTCAGAGCAAACAGACGATTCGAGAAATCTCTAATCACGGTTGCGTTTCGGGTATCGTGAGTGAACTGATCTATTATAGCGATACAGTAAAGTTTTACGATGCTTTTGAGGACGAGATATGGAATCGATTGGACGCTGCTACTACGAATATAGGAAGTAGTGATATTATTTCATTTATCGGAACATATCTTGATACGAGACATATCGGAAGCTTAACCCAATTCAAGAATGCTTTAGCTTGGTGGGCGGTCGAAGATACAGCAAACGACTTATGTAATAAAGAGGAGGTATAATGGACGATACAGGAAGTAGAGGGTGGGTCCAAGCTAGACTTTCTCTTGCGGAAGAATATCTGACCAGTAACGATTGGGAGATAATCTTTAAAGCAGGAGATCTATTAGCCGATCCCGATGGTCTTTTAAGAGCTGCATCAATAAAATATGATGAATATGATTATTATAATCAATTATGTGGCGTTTATAAGACTAAACAAGCGGATCTCTTTCGAAAAGTGCGAGAGAGCCGTAAACTTTTCGATGTTAAACATACGATAAAGGTAATCGTAAAGGGTGGAATGGTCGAAGATATTGAAAACCTTCCCGATTGGATGGATTACATAGTAGAAGATTACGATACAGGAGGTTATAAATGAAAGATCCAAGGGTCATCCAAGATAAAATATCACGCATTTATGATAAGCTACAAGTCACTGAAAGATACAAATTTAGCAATGACGAGTTATCTTTGATAAAAGAAGCTGCTATGCTTGATTTACTTACAAGTAGTCAGTTAAGAGGCTTTATTTTAGTGCTTTGCGATGAATATATAGTAAATCGTGATTATACTAGTGGATAAAAAAGCAATTTAGATTTTTAGAAAAAATGAAACGCAGAATGGCAATCCCTAATCCCAAGTGGTTACTTTTATTGTATATCAATAGGAATATAGGGATTACTATGAATTATAGAGGCAATCCAGGCAATCCTACCGGAGGTCATCTAAGACCCTCTGAAGGTTTTTTATATTTATGAATTGGTCTCTATATAGTATAGAAAGGACTTTAAGAAATGCCAGAATGGCTTATATACGCAATATCAACAGTTTTATTTATAATCCTCTTTTTACAGTAATTTTTATAAACTTGTTTACTCAGGCTGTTTTAAGTTTTATTATAAATAATATTAGAAAGGAGAAAGCAGATGGCTTTATCAACTAATACCCCGAAGGGTAAATCAAAGACGCCAAAAGCAGTAAAAGCTAAGGGCGCAAAACAATCTAAGAGTAAGGTTGTACCTACTCCTAGAGAAAAACAAGGCACATATAAATACGACAGAGATGCTCGTATACAAGTATGTGTAGAGAAGAACCCAAAGAGAGAAGGCTCTAAGGGTTTCAAGATGTTTGAGATCTACAGGAATGGAATTACCATTCGTGAGTTTCTCGAAGCAGGTGGTAGAACTATTGATATCGATTGGGATAGAGAAAGAGGTTTTATCGCTACAGAAGATAGAGACAAAGAAGGTATGGGAAGTAAAACCCCTAAAGCAACATTCACTTTATAATCGTTGTATACTTTGTTTTTATTATTCTTAGTATTATTTTATATTCATTTTCTTTTTCTGATAGGGGTCGTATTCCGGCCCCTGTCTATCAACTAACTAAAGGAGGCTTATATGGCAAATACAGTAGAAGATATTATCAACGATATAGTATGCGATAAGGTTGAGGAAGAAATCAACAACGCTGATATCGAAACTATGGTTGAAGATAAGGTCGGCGAATATTTAGACGACAATATTGTCGAACTAATTAAAAACAACTTAGATGACGTAGTTAAACTGCTGAAAGACAAGTTATGAGATTAAATCAGCAAACTACCATTATAGTTTTATTACTGTTATTAGTTTTAAAACAATACGGTGTCTTATGAATATCTTTGCTTTATCACGATGTGCTCAAACGTCAGCTGAATGGCTATGCGATAAGCATGTCGTGAAGATGATATTAGAAACAGGCCAGATGTTATCGACAGCTCATCATGTCTTAGAATCTGAACATCTTGGTAAATACAAGTATTATGAACCAGCATATGTAAATCACCCATGTACTGTATGGGCTAGAACTAGTCATTCTAACTATATGTGGCTTTACGAACACTTCGAAAGACTATGCCAATTGTATGAAGAAATCTATCACAGAACCCATAAGACTTGGGTTAAGCTTAGTGTTGCTTGTCGTATGAGTCCATTCAAATTGACTGGTAAGTTTAAAACACCTAATAGTGACGTTCTTGACTTAACTGAGTTTCCTCAGTGTATGCCAGATCAATACAAAGATACTGACCCTCACATTGCATACCGAAGATATTACATAGGTGAAAAGCTACATTTCGCAGAGTACAAGAGTAGAAAGATTCCTGCGTGGATTGCTTCGAAAGATGTTTATTCTGTTTAATATAAAGAATATACTTATTTATGAATAAAAAAAGAAAACCCGAAAGCAAATGGGAAGAATTTGCTAATTCACCCGTAACTTCATATGCGTCAGGTAAAGGTCTAATGTCTAGTGAAGTTGCTGAGTTATGGAATATGTTACATGTTAGTGGGGTTATACACCCTAGTAGAACTGGTACTTGGTTTTTCTTAAACCATTTCCTACCAACTTATTGGAAACATAAATACGGTAAGAAAGGAAAAGCATAATGGCCGATCATTGTAATATATGCGATACTCGTAGACCTGATAGCGGTACTAAAGCTATGATGCTAGGAAGTATGTGGGTTGAGTTTTGCGATAAGTGTGAAAACACTGAAATGCGTAATGAAGAAACAAAAGAAGTAATTACAGTTAAGGAACTGTACGACAGAATAACTTTAAGGAGGACTGAACATGATACTTAGATGTAGAGCACAAATACCATACGAACCAACTAGTGTGAACGATAAAACAAGGTTTTATAATATATCGGTAGATATACCTTGCAAAGATTTCGAGTCAGGAAAAAGAGAATTCTATGACACGTTAGAAACTATATGTCCAGCACTTGAAGGTAGCAGACTATGGAAAGACAGATACTACATGAAAGAATTTAAAGATGTTTCATTAGGTAGTTAAATACTTTATAATAAACAAAAGGAGAAAGAAGAAAATGCGTGACGAATATCAAGAACTAGAAAACAACCTTATCGATACAGTTCGCTATTTTAAATCTGATAGTAAATTACAAGATAGGGCTTTTAAGAACGCCTATACTATTCTGATATATAAACAGATGGACGAAGTTAATCTTGCTATATCTAGATTACAGAGTTTAATTCAATCATGGGAACTATGCGATGGTATGGACGATATAAACGAATTACCTGGCTTCTGCGATAACTATCCATTCAAACATTCATTAGATGAAATGGATACTATGTGGGGTGATATGAATGAAGATCAACGTAAAGAATATAATGCTAACAAGTTTATGGAACTCAAACAAAGACGTAGAGCATTAGGAGACAAGAAATATATACCAGATGAAAAAGGAGACAAATAAATGGACGTAAAAAAGATTTGGCAAGACAAGGAAATTAACTTCTCCATGCAAGAAATGCTTGCTCAGAACTATGAGGAAGCACAACATAGAGCGAAAGCATATCGCTATATGGCAATCATAAACGAATGTATTAAAGAACTACAAAAAATCCAAGAGAAGTATTGGCTCAACATGTTAGCTAGTGATGTTAGCGACCTGAAGCTAGAAGATATCCCAGGTTTTGATTATAACTATCCGTTCAAATGCAAGCTAGTAGATATAAAACCTAAGTGGGGTGAGTTACCATGCTTTGAACATGAAGTAGAGGAGGAAAACAACAATGAGTGATTTCAAACGTATCATACATAAAGTAAATCTATTAATGCTGAATGGTGATGATGAAATGAAATCGTCAGAGAAAGATGACTTCGAACAATACTGTAAGATTAATTATGATGTTAACGATTTCTATGCTAACATTGAGTTTCACTACAACCCAAAGACCGAACAGACTTTAGTAGAATTGTTTGACGGAATAGAAGTTGTTACAGCTAGATTTAAGACGTGCCTTAAACCTTCCGAATGGATTATCTGGTACGCAGACTTAGCAAAGAAAAATGTCGATAGTAATTTAATTGTTTAGAAATGCTTTTTTAAGATTTATAATAAAGAAACTTTAAAAAGAAAGGCTAACATGGATTTAACAAATAAAAAACTAAAGGCTTACATAGTAGTTAGTAAAGATGGTGAAAACCTAATAGAGAAAATTAAGGACGACCCATTTTCATATATCCTAAACGAATCTAATTTTAACATGCATTTCGATAACGATAATGTAACTTTTCTAAGTTATGCTTTTTACACAGATTTTGAATACGCCAAAGATTTCGCTCATTGGTGGACAGGGAATTGCGGTGAGGTCACTTTAGTTAAAGAAATAGAAATAACCATCGGTGAGACCAAATACGATTCAGAAGAGGACTTCCCAACTATAAAATAAAATGTTTTAATCTGATACTTAAAATTTTATAATAAAGAAACTTTAAAAAGAAAGGTCGAAAGATGAAAGCATATGCTGTACTAAAAGAAACCATGAATATGGACAATGAACTTAGAGATGAATCGTGTCAAGAGACAACGTTTCATAAAGGGTTAGAGTGTTTCCATAACGCACGTGACTTTGTTACTTGGGACAAATTCAAATTAAGAAAGTCCCATATAGTTTTACATTCTACAATGGAACAAGCTAAACAAGATATAATCGACAAAGCTGGTTCTCTTCATGGATATGTGATTCGAGAAGTAGAGATATCCATATAAAAACCTAGTATTTACTTATCTGGCCTTTTAGTTTATAGATAATTCTATGGATAAAGGACCAGATAATATTATTGATTTTACTAGTGCCGAAAGTAAGATTTTATCCGACAAGGAAAAGAAGTTTGTCGAATTCATATTTCAAGGTTTAGGTAAGAAACAAGCGGCTTTAGAAGCCGGTTACGCACAATCTGCAGCGCACGTTCAAGCGACACGCCTACTAAAGAAAGATAAAATTAGAAAGGCCCTTGATCGTTTACGCTCTCTTCAACACCAACAAACCGTTCATACGATGGACAAAGAGATCGAATCGATTGACGCCATGATCCAAGAAGCTAGAGACAGAGGGCAAATAGGTGCAGCGGTCCAAGCTGCCAGACTTAAAGCACAAATGTTAGGGTACCTTGTTGATAAGAAAGAGATTAAAACAACAAACCTTGACACTATGAGTGATGACGACATAGCCCAATACCTTGATTCCCTAAAAGCATCCTACAGCAACACGCAGTAAGCGTGGTTGATTGTGGTTGACGGTTGATCCTTGACTCTTGACTCTTGATCAATCAGTTACAAACCCTAGCAGTAAGGAGTCAACAGACAACAACATAGCTCGGCGCATCTCTGTACAAGTCGGTACAACCCGGATCAACGGAAAATAAAAAAATGATATGTTTATAATAAAGATGTTTACTTTTGTTAAATAATTTAGTAAAATGAAACCACAATAAAGGAGAAAGAAAAATGAAAAAAACACAAACTAAACTACCTAGAACTGTTAACCAGATCGGAAACGATATCTGTCTTTTTAGATTGGTTAACCCTAAACAGCATGGAAGTAAATCCCATGCTATTTATCAAAAAGCTATGAAAGCCACAACTATCAAGGAAGCTTTCGAACAGGGATATAGAACTGTAGACATAGCTTATGATTCCATGTCTAATGGTAAATTTAAGAAACCTAATGTACTTATAGCTAGGCACCTGAAAAAAGATCACAAGGAATTATATTTAACATTCCTTAAAGAATTTAAGGATGTCAAGCTTTCACCTGAAATGGAAAAGAATGTGAAGCAATTCACAGCATTAGTTAACAAATTATAATTCGATTGGGGGGCTAAGCCCCCCTTTTTTTAGTCTTGATCGGTTGATCACGGTTGATCAGTTGATCGTTGATTGATCAGTTGATCAGTCTAGAGTTAGTAGTATGTAGTAAGGGGTAAGAGGTACCCGACTGTACAGCTCTGATCCGAGATTATTATATATAAAAAATATCTCGAACATATTTAATTTTTTAGTTGTTTTAAAAATAAAAATTTTTTATTATAAAGAATTAAGAAAGGAGAATTTATGAAAGAAATTATTTACATCATAATTATTTTAATTTTTTTAAAATTAAGTTTTTATTTTTTATAGTTCTTTTTATAGAA